ATACCATCCCGGTCTTGGGATCGATATCGCCGCGCTTGTGATTTGGCATCAGCCATTGCAGAAACTTGGTCACGCCCCATGTCGCTGCACCTACGCCGGCAGCGCCCAGCGCTAGTGCCCCAGCTCCTGCGACAGCGGTACCAGCCGCTGCCGCACCGGCCCCAGCACCGGCAGCAGCGGCACCACCGCCGAGGCCGGCAGTGGCGATTCCGATCTTGGCGATAGCGCCAACCAAGCCCAAAATGCTTCCGATCACTCCCGAAAAGCTGATGAGTGCAATGCCGGCCAAGACACCCTTAGCGCCGCCGAGGGCATCGACAACCTTATCAATTCGATCAGCAGTTTTATCCCAGTCGATGCTGGCGATCCAATTTCCCAGCTTCTCAACTGCCTTTGCAATAGCTTCGGCGGTATCAGCGGCATGACTTCTGGCCCATCGCTCAAATCGTTCAATCAGCGGGATCATCACCGGAACGAGCTTTGACTCGATGACAACCCACAGCAATTCGAAATCCGCTTTCACGCTGCGGATGGCGTTATTGAAATCCTTGCCGGACGCAGCCGCTTGCTCAGGATTGATATTCCACGCAGCTAGCCGCTCGATGTATTTCTTTTTCTCTTCCTCAAGCTTCGGCAGGCCATTTTCCAGCATCAGAAGCGTGTCCGGATCAATTCCGAACAAGGCGGCATACTGAGCCGCGACGTATGGCTGCAATTCCTTCATCTTGCCGATGAAGCTCTCAAATTTCTGCTCTGGGCCGTCGCCTTTCACGCCCAAAGAAGACAATAGGCTATCTGTCCCTGGATTCAGGCGCAGCGTTCGCGCAAAGCCCTCCAGAGAAGATTGTGCCTGGTCAGCAGTCAATCCGATCTGGCCGGCAGCGTGGCGCAACGCCATGATATTGCCGACGGACTCGCCACTGCGCTGGCTGGCGTAATACAGCCGCTCCATCTGCGACGAGATGACGCCAACGCCGGCGACGATGGCGGTGGTAGCTGCAGTAACAGCTAAACCTGCGCTCATCACGCCCTTGGTGATGCCCTCCACCGCCAGCGTGAACTTCTTCATGGACGCTTCATCGACCTTGAAGCCGAGCGACACCATAAAGTCACGCAACACTTCATCGCTCATTTTTGGTTCCGTTCTGTAAATTCACGAATACGAACTTCATTCTCGAATTTCACGTCCAACGCTTCGTTCATCACGGCGACATCCTCAAGCGAAAGCGCCCCATTGACGATGGACTCGTATTGGCACAGGCCTTCGATCACTGGTCGCAGCAGCCAATCCTCGCCATCTTGCATGGAAGCCAGCACCATGCCGGGATCTACGCGCCCTGCGGCAATTGGCCGGCTGCGACGAGAAAAAAACCTTTCATATTTCCTCGTATCACGCTAATGGTCAGTTGGACCATTTCTGTCATTTCGATGTCCTGAAACATCAGTCCGCCTGCGCGTGCGACAACTGGGGCATACTCACCGCTCGCCTGTGCCCTGAGACAAACGGCCAAACATGTATCGAGAACATAATCGACATCCTCTTCGGACATCTTGGAAAGTGCCTCCGCAATCGGCGCGATCTGTTCCATAGGGTTTTCACTCTTCGTAGTGGCGCCCTTTCCCATTCCGGCGAGGATAGGAGCAATACGACGAGCAACGTGGAATTGCTTCTTCGCATCAAGGTGCCCGATGCGATAACGGTGACCGCCAACTTCTACTTCTTCAAACATCGCTTATCCTCCTGTCGCTAATGCTGGGTCCATAACGCCAACGTCAAAGGTCCACTCCAGTGCGCCGCCTTCGATTGCATAGGTATTACTAGGGAATTTGGTAAATGCAACCGTCTGACAGGCATACTGATCGCCACGCGTGATATCCGCAGCAGAAAGCACGTTCTGCCCCCAGTTAGCCGGATTGGCGCGCTGATAGTTATACATAGCACTCAGTAGGCCGTTAGTGGGCGACGCTTTTTGCAAACGGATTGTGACCTTTCCACCCTTGCCTGGATTCAGGCTATTCATAGGCGTTCCATCAGCGCCAATTGACATAGTGTTGGCGTTCTCGTTCATCTCGAACGTCACGCCGCCCTTGTCATTTCCAGAGCCATAGCCAAGCGAAATCGATCCACCTGGCCCTGTAATTGTCATGGTGAAACTTTGAAACGAATATGTGCTCATCTATGTCTCGCTTAGGAGTTGACGGTTACAGCAAAATCCACGGTATGCACGGCACCCGCGAGCTTCACAGCGATCTGAAATGAAACGCTCTTTCGTGCGGCGCGATCAGCGGCACTCTGCGACGCAACGGTCGGCTGGTAGATGTAGTAGCCCTTGTCCAAGTAATCGCCCTGACTGAGCGTGCCGAAACCGGCGCTCGTCCATGTGCCCGGAGCAAACAAGCCATTCGAAACGTACTTCTGGCAAACACCCTCGATCGCCGTCGCCAGAATGTGCATACCAGCATCTGTCTGAGGAATTTTTGTCGTGCTGGTGTAAAGCGCATTGAATAATGCTGTTTGAGCATCAACGCAGAAAGAATCCATGCCGATAATCGTGTCGATGAATTCCCCTGACGCGACCTTGGCAGGCTCAATGATCGTGGTGTCGTTGTTGTACGCCACGTACACGTTGCAATTCTTCCCCTCCAGCGCAGTAATCTGAGTGGCATTGATAGTCTCGGCCGTAACGCCAGGCTCTTCTTTCCACATCAGAGTGATAGTGGTGTTGTTGCCGGTGTAATCTACGGTGAGTTGACGGCCCAGCAGCGAGCAGACCGCATAAGGGCTGCTGCTCGAATACTGCGCGCAAGTCTTGTTGTATCCGGCCGCCTTCAGCTTGTAGGCAATGTCATCGGTGGTCACCGAGGTCAGTACGCCTGCTTCCTGCGTCGTGACACCATAGAAGTGCTTGGTATCGGTAGCCTCAATATATGCGGCTACGGCCAAGTGGTCGGAATCACTGGCACCGCAGATTTGCAAGCCATACCACTGCTGGCCATACATCGAATCGAATAGAGCGGCAGCAGTGACGGCCGATTCTGCGGCAACACCATTGGATACGTAGGCACCAGACGACGATGATGTCATGCCCAGCATAGTCGAAATATCAGTCCCGCTTGTCGGCGCACTGGCGAAACTGAGGGTTGATGTCGCCCCGGCACTGCCAAGTGTAATTTGGAATTGCTGAAAACTCGCATTCCAGACGCAAGTTGTCCCGGTCAGTGCGGCGGCAAGCGCCGTCTGGATCAGTGCAGCGATACCATTGATATTGACCGCATCGGCAAAACTGGCAGGTGCAATCACATGGGCGGAGCCATCAATGGTCAAACTGAAAGCCGGCGTAGTAATGGCATTCCACATGGTCAGCGCCTGTTCTGCCGTGGACAACGTTGCGCCGATCAATTGCGCGGACGTGTCTGTCTTCGCCCATCGCCCGATATACAGACTCGGCGGCTGCGGCGACTGACCGAACCAGTTCACTGCCGCCAGGTATTCCGGCGCGGTAGTGCCAAAGTCAGCGGCTACGGCCGATGCGGAAAGATACTCGCGCATGCGCGCAGTCGTATCGATCACATTTGACGATCCAAGTATCAACAAATCGGATAGGTTCTGCGCTTGTGCGGCGCTAGGTGAAAGATTGATCGATCCGCTGATCAATCGAGAAATTGGTAATTGACTTGTCGCCATCGACAGCTCCAAAAAAAAGAAAAAGCCGCAGAAGGCGGCCCAGAAACGAGAAACCCGGCGCTGGGCCGGGTCAGTGAAGTAACAGTGATGGTTGTATTTCGGCTTCCAGCCGGATCCGCTCATGCTGCAGCGGCGGAATTTCCTTCTTTCGCTGCAGCATCAGGTGTGAGCCGAATGACGCCCGGACCTTCGATTCCACCTCTTTTGCGATCAGTGCCTGCATCTGCTGCCAGAGGTTGGAATTGCGATGATTCAATGTGTCGCGCATCCTGAAGAACTCTTTCACCAGCGCCACTTTGAAATCGATGACCTTTTTGCTGTTGCGCATCAACGACAATAAGAGTGCCGCCTGATGTTCATTCAGCATTGCAATTTCCCGGGACTGCGTGCCGCCATTCGTCACAAAGGGTGCAATCTGAAATTGCACCCCTCCAAGTTCGCCCAGTGATCCACTATGCTTGCGAACTAGCTGCATGACGGCCCGGTGTTTTTGCCCCATTTCTTGGGAAATGACTTCGGTTGAGGTCAGCGGTTCACCGTCAACGGCAACAACAAACCGAAAATTCCCAAAACTAATATCGTTCATTCGAAACCCCAATAAAAAAGGGCGGATCCCGAAGGAACCGCCCTACATGGAAATTTCAAAACTCGCACCTCGCGGCCCGGCATCTGCCGATTTAAGCGTGTCAGGAAGAAACTTATTAATTGAACAATTGCATTAAACCGAAACCGAACTTTCCTTTAGGCCATCATCGGCTTTAATGCCAACAGTAGCTGTTTCCACATTCTGCACCGCATAGGTGCGCAACACCTGCCTGCGAAGGCGCAAAGTGATGTCATATCGCTTGATCCATTGTTGGCTCACCAGCTCAGGGGCCGAGATGATCCGGTCACTGTCCACAAAAGCAAGGCCGCTTTTCGCGATCACCTCCTGATTCTGCGGAATTTGAATGCCATCAGCGAAGAGTGTTGCGCATCCCTTCGCTCCGGGACCGTAGAAACTGGCAAGGATATGCATTACCTCATTACGATAGAGGGTGTCGTTACCATCGCCATCACCGCTATGAATCACGGCTGCAACAGGATCACGATCTGTTTCACTGACTCCGATCGCACACCAATTCACGTCTGGCGCAGGCTGTTTTGGCACAGTTTGCTGCCAACGCGGTCGCACATACATACCGAGCAAGCCCGTCACGCCGACCACATATTTTTGCAGAACCGTATCTAGCTCTGCATCATCAACCGGCGGCGCACCTGCCGGCAAAATATATCCACCGGCGGTTGATTCGTTCGCCATGAGTTATCCTGTCAGTTGCTTCAGCGTACATATTGCCGAGACGAAGCCACGGCCATAGGTTGAATAATCATTGACGTTGGTGACCGTCCACTGCAATCCCGACCACATTACGACATCGGCGTCATACCCGGCCTGGCCATCGATAAGTCGAAACGGCGTATGAATAGCAATGGTATTTGTGATCATCGAGCCTTCTGCGGCACGCTGAAGCAACGATCCGGTCAGACTGGTAACGACCCCGCAAAACGTGATCTCGGTGGCGGAATCCACCGCCATGCCATCATCATTTACAGCCTGGGCATTGCGCGCCACCGTCAGCGTGGCATCCAAAAAATCGGGATCGAGCAACACGTCGGTAACATCAAGAAGTGCCATGTTCGCCCCTGCATACGAAAAAGCCCCTTGCGGGGCCAGTTTTACTTTGATCGAATCACATGCGTGACTGAATTTCTGAGTTCGCCTGAATCGACAAGCGTATTCTCTCGCGTTACTCCCCGCGCGCGCCGCTTGTCGAGCGTGGATTCAGCTAACGAGGGTTGAATATTGCTGTTAATTTTCGCTTTTACTGAGGTTTCTGCAATCAGTCCAGCATGGGTCAGCGCCCGCATCGCCCCTGATTCATTGCCATCGAGAGCTGCTTTGGCTGCCGCCCCCAGTTTATCTGCGCATTGTTCCTGAACATCACGAATTCCCGGAACAAGAAAATGACGTGCAGGAATATTGTTGGCCGGCGATCCCTGGTCAAGAATGTATCCGATCTGAGCCTTAGAAATTGGCTTCCCAGTATCCTCGGGCGATCCATCTGGAATGCCGACCATTACGTCTTTCTTAGTCAATGCGTTGATCGTGCGAATCAGGTCTGCAAGCTTATCCGTTGTCATCACAGCGCTCATAGCAGCTCTCACTAAAATTGCATTCCGCCAGCACCCATATGGCGTGCCAACTTCAAATAGCGCATCCCATAACTGGTCATATTCCAAAATCCAGCATCATCTAAGGTGATGGCCGAGGTATCGTTGCTTTTGCTGACCTTATCTACCGACTTAGCTGTCACCGGACCGCTAGACTGGCCGGGGATTCCGCCGACCACAGCAACAGCAGCATCGCTTGCGGCAATCGCTAAATGATGTGCAGCAACAAGGCTGATCCCGATGTCAGTGAGCTCCATCCAGCGAGCCTCATTCACCAACGACTTTCCAACAGTCAGCCAAATTTGCACTGACACATCCGGATAGGTTGATGTGTTTGAAAACTCTGGAAAATTAGTTCTGAACCCACTGACATCCATGGAATTATCCTATTTGGTTGTTTTCGATGACTTGGCCGTAGCGTCCTCTTTCACCTTTACTGCAGCCTCTCGTGAAGAAATCTCCGATTCCTTTGCTTGCACTGCAACCTCGCGCTCATCCAGCGCAGACTTGGCGAGAGCCAGTTCGGCCGATTTGGTTTCCAGCTCGCTCAACAGAGCGTCAGCAGCCTCATCGTTATCGAATTTACCGGCCTCAGGCTCCGCACCAATGTGCAGCAGGGCATACCAGTGACCAGCGACATCCTGATCGACCGTATATACGCCTACACCGAACTCCAGTGTTTGCTCCCCATGCTTCAGTGTGAATGGGGAATGAACATAGATTTTAGCCATTTCCCCTCCCCTTAGATACCATCGCGATAAGCGAGGGTTGTTCCATAGCGGAACTCAATCTGACCGAAGCGCGCCCAGTACGTGGTGATCTGGAACAAGGAGCGGTATTCCAGCGGAGTGCGCTGCAGATCGGTCATTGGGAACTGAACGTACTTCTTGTCCTTGTTGTAGGCGACCATGCGGTCAACTGTGCCGAGGGTGCCCAACGTGCCGCCAGTGCCACCGCCGATCAGCCACTTCAGCGGCAAAATATCCAGCTTTGTGCCTGACTTCGTGCAGATGTTGTTCTCCAGTACGTAGGTCAGGATCGACTGGTTACCAGCACTACTGACCAAAGTGGAGGCCAGATAGCCATACTGCGCCGGCGGCAGCAGCAGGCGATTCGGCATTACCTTCCAGCCGGCATTCTGCCAGGCAGTCGTCAGGACTTCGTTGACGTCTTTCAGGATCTCGTTCGGAGTCTTGGTGTTCCATTGCGGCGTTCCAGCAGCGCCGTTGGCCACGTTGGAGACGCTTCCCACCAAACTGGTGGAGTTGACCAGTCCAGTGAAGCCCATGCCGCTGTCACCGATATAGACAATGTTGTCCAAATCCATGTTGCGCTTGAGGTTCATACCCTCAACCTTTTGCACATCGACAGGCATGCCGAGTTTTTGAGCTTTAACCAGCTCGGGCACGGTGTACTTAACCTCGGCACCCCACAAACGCATGGGCTGAGGCGTCTTGCCGATGTCCAGCGACGGGCCGGCCAAAGCATTACCCTCGTTCGAAATCCAGTTCAGGCCGCCCGGATTGATGCCGCCGGACATGGCGAAGGCGGAGTTGGTGAACGAGGCAATTTCATCAGCGGCCGACACATCGGTGCGGATTTCAATGTCGCGCGACCAGGTGAATTCCACCAGTGGCTCGTTGAGCGTCTGATCCAGACGTTCCAGCTGACCGACCAGAAAGGCACCGGTAGAATCCACGGTGGCCTGGTCGTAGGTATATTGCTGATCCTTCGTGAATGCGCGAGCAATCTTGCCAGAGGCGATCACAATTTCCCGGCGCTTCAGGTGCTTCTGTACTGACATATCCATTTGTATGGCTCCAAAATGCAAAACCCCGCCAATGCGGAGTTAGAGGGTTGTTGATGCGCTTATCGCGCCGGGGAGTTAGATATTGACTGCGATCTCGGTGATGCCATAAGCATCGGCCGGGCCAGTGAAATACCAATTCGATGCCAATGCCACGGTGTTGGTGCCGTCAGCAGCCCCCTCGAAACCACCCAAAGGCTTGCCGGTGGCAGCGCCGGCCACGCGAACATAAACGGTACCGCCCTTGGCAGCTGCGGCGGTACCGCCGAGAACCACATTGACATAGCCGCGCTTCAGGACATCAGTCACGCCAGAGGTCGGAGGAGTGGATGTGCCCAGCGGGTCGGTGCCGTTACCCTGGATCGGATACGCACGCAGGTTGACGCCGCACACCAGCGCGGCGGTATCCGCCGCGAGATTGATAGGCTGCACCTTGCCGGAAACCAATTTCACGGCGACACCAAAAGAGGTTGGAGGAGCAGCAGAATCGATGATCTGTGTTTCTACCGTCGCAACTTCGGCGCGCTGCAGGTCACCAGCGAATCCGGCCGGCATACGGTATTGATAAGCTTGATACGATGGCATGATGGCTCCTTATTTATTTGCCCAGAACTTCTTGTGGCGCTCATTGATGTCTTCAAACGAAGACTGATTGTCATTTGTCTGCGTTTTCAGGGCAGGAGCAATATTCTTGCGCTTGACCAGCTCGGACGCGGCGTTAAACATTGCCTTGGCCGAGTCGCAGGTGAGTTTTGCGACGTCGGCATCACCGGTCACCACCTTCACCAGTTCCTCGTTCTCGCCGGCCAGCGCCACGGTCAGCGCGCGGCGACGGAATCCGCATAGTGCATCGACGGACTTCTTTTTATCAGCCGTGGAGTCGAGTGTCGGAAACTTGATGCCAGGTGCCAGAATCTCAGCCCGAGATTTTGCGTCCTGAAACTCAGCAACCATTGACGCCGAGTCGCCAGTGGACGTCGCCGTCGTTGGATCATCCTCATCGTCATCATTGGCCTGTCCTTTTGGATCCACTTCCTCGTCGGCATCACCGGTCTTCTTCTGCTCCAGCGCAGTAACGCGGTCACCAATGCCTTTGACAGCTGCGGTAAGCTCAGTAATGGCAGCAAGCACCGGATCAGCCGGCTTCGCCGGATCGACTTCCTCATCATTCGTTGTGGGCTTGGCCTCACCCCCAGCCATGTGGATATGGACGTGAGTGTCCTTATCATCACCACCAGCAGCACCGTCCGGCAACTCATCCAATGCCTTTTCAAACGCTTCCGAGTCTCGGGTATTGAACAATTTGCGCAGCGTGTCGGCAAAGCCCGGCTTCGCACCTTTCTTTGTTGCCATAAAGTTTTCTCCAATCAATTTTCCAGAATCCTGCACAGAAC